CTGATCACTTGCCGATAATTACCTGTTTCGATGATGACATGGTCGCCAAAATCATATACTTTTTGATCCGGCCGTTTCTTTCTTAATTCCTGCAGCATCTCCCTTCCATATGGGTTATTGACGGAAATCGCATAATTAACAGGGGGAGCGGATATGGTTGGGGTTGAAAAACGAACGGCATTCTCGATGTATTCCTTGGAGTTAAAAACACGGACGCTATCAACAAAGGACGACCTCCATGTGGGGATGTTGATATCGGGCATGGGCTGAAGATTGTTCTGTTCGGGCCGATCCTGTTTCTCTCCTGAAATATAATAGTTGATATTCTTTAAAATTTTGATGAATTTTTCATGCGGGATCACTTCGGCACCCTCGGGCAGGTATGTCATTGTGGCCTTGTCCCGAGTTGCAAACAATCCTTTTCCGGGGATATGGACTCCTTCGGTTCCTTTTTCACCGACGACGGCCCATTCGGCGGGTCCGGTCTTACGACCCACAGCATACTGTGGAACATTTGCGGCCATCAGCGTGGCAAGCTGGGCGGCTCCCATTAGGATAACAAGGGCAGCAAGGGCAATACCGGCTGGTCCGGCTTGGAATTGCGCTGTCGCACCGATTGCGGTATTTATGACGATCTGGATTGCGCCGATGGCCTTTTGTGCTTCTGCCTGCTCAGACATGGCCTTTTTGCGCTGTTTGTCCAGGGACTTTTCTTCGGCCGACCGACGTTTGTTGATCTCGGCTTCGAGTTTCTCGTTCCCACGTGCATTTTCGATTTCCTGGTCCCATGCCTGGCGGTTGGCTTCGATCTTTTCATCGATCTTGGCTATCTCACCATCATAAACAGCGTTATAAAGCTCTCCGATCTGGCCGAGTATGTCGACGGATTTATTGACGATATCCTCGGTGGCCTTTTGCTCTGCGTCCTTTCTTTTCTCGGCATTTTCGATTAATGTGGCCGTGGTTTTGTTTGACAGCGCTATTTTCGCCTCGGCGAGTTTGTTTTCCAGGTCCAGGGTGTCGACACCATAGGAACGTAATTGAGCGATCATTTCCTCCATGTATTTGATGGAGGTCGAGAGTAAGGCCCGTTCGTATTCTTCGTTAATCTCCTTTTCTCTGCGCCGGTATTCCTGGATGGTTATCTGGCGGGATTCGAGTTGAGCGCGAAGAGACTCAAGGTTCTTTAACTTGTTGTCGGTAAGGGTAAGAACTTCGCCAAGTTCGTTCTGTTTTGATTTGTCTTTTGTATATGAGATTAGTTCGTCGAGGGTTTCTTTCTGTAGTTTTAATTGTTCCTGCTGCAAATCGGCGCGTTTACGCATATATTTGACCTCAATATCCCAGATCATTTCCTCGGTTTGCTCGGCATTTATAACTTGCTCTGTTTCGTTGGCCTTTATTTGAGCTATCTCATCGTCGAGTTGTTTTTTCGACCAGCCGAGTTTTTGGGCCTTTATATTCGCTTCAATGATCAATTCATCGGTTGCAGCCTTGTTTATATCGGTTATGCGATCCTTCAGGTAGCTTTTGTCGTGTTCTTCCTGTTCCTGGAGCGACACCTGGTTCATTTCGACTCTTAACTGGTAGGATTTTTCAAGGAGGGAATCTCCCCGTTTGTTGAGCATGTCCATCCTTTTTTGCGAGTCGGACTCTCTCTTTTCGAGTTTCTTATAGGCATCCTCGATGGCTTTCTCGGCCTTTAATTGTTCCTTGGTCTTTCCGGTGATGTTCGGCGATTCGTCTGATTTGGGCTTTAGCGCATTGCGATCTTGGATGTTTTTCAATCTTAATTTTTCGACAGATATGGCCTTTTCGGTGAGCGCTATTTCCGTGAGCAGTCTCTTTTGTAAAGTTTTATCTGATGTCTGCGAAGCCTTTATTTTTAGCTTTTTTAATTCCTCCTCCGAATTTGTAACATTTAAAGGAGGTGGTGTCCATCCCGTAACTATTCTTATAGCTGCATTTAATTTACCAAAGGATAAAGTAAGACCATCGACAGATGCCGACATCGCTTTGATCACACCAGAGTTCGCCAGAAAATTTTGTAATTCTTTTGTTGTTTTTGCGATCTTGGCTCCAAGGTTTTCATTTTGAATTGCGAATTGCTGGGCGGCCGTAGTGCCGGCATCAAAGGATTTCTTTGCAATATCCATTTGCTCGCGGTATAATTCTGTTGACCCAGATAATGCACCCATAACGGCCACGACACGACGACCTTCAATACCCAGACCTTCGAAGTGTTTTGCAAGTTCAAAGAATCCACCCTGATTTTTCTGCAGCCCCTTGGCTACGGCGATGAAGGCTTCATTAAAGTCTTTTCTCATCAGCTGGTTGAATTCCTTGATTGGGATCCCGGCGATGCGAGCGAATCTTTCGGTATGCTGTGCCATGCCAACCCAGATGGCCTGAGTTGCGGTTGATGCGACTTCGGTTGTTTGACCCAGGATGTCATATGTTGCGCCAAGCGCCATAAGTTTATCTACAGTCACTTTGGCAATTGGAGCGACCCCTCCGAGTCTCTTTGTGAAGTCTATAATATTTACTTCCTCGGCTACGGAAGCATTTCCGAGGTCTTTCAGCGCCGATCCTGTTTTAAGTAGGGCACGCTCCATCCCGAAACTCTCATTTAACTTAAACAGCGAGACAATCCTTCCGAGTTGATTGATGGCTTCCTCATTGTTCCCGATATCCTTTCCCAGAGCGACGCCGATCATATCTGCGGCTTTCACAAATTCAAGGATATCCTTTTTGGCAATACCGAGCTTACCTGCGACATGAGCCAGGTCAAGAAGCGACGCTTGGGACGTCCGGGTATTTAGCCCCCGGAGCGATTCATTTAAGGCATACACTTCCTTGTTTGTCATCCCGGTGGTTCGTCTTACTGCTGCCATGGAATCAGAGAGGTCGGCATTCGTCTTTATCCATCTCCATACGGAATAAACGGCCCCTGAAATTGCAGCAGTAATGGCAAGATAGGACGATCGCATTGTCGATGCGAGACTAATGGCACCGGCTCCGATTTTTGACATCGTTCCACCCATCCTGGACAGCAGACTGGTACTTTTTGCGGCGGTGGTCCCCATCCCGTCGAGCGATTCACGGTAATTCCCCACGTTTGCTTTCATGTTTGAAAGCAGCACTCTGTTTTCCCGGATCTCTTTATTCAGGTCGTGAATCTTTTTTTCGAGTTCTTTACCGGTGGCAGTTTTCTTTTCCTCCTTTGAGAGTTTATCGTACTGCATGGTAAGAAGAATGACCTCTTTTTCTTGAGCATTCAGGCTGTCCGTTACACCTTTTACGGTCTGAACTTCGGCTTTTCTTTGTTTAGTGAGGCTGGCGATCTGTTCTTTGAGTGCGAAGATCTCGGATGCTTCCTCGGATTGAAGCGCCAGGAGTCTTTTTTGGAGTCTCTCCTTCTCCGAAAGGACCTTGTTTTCGCCATTGTCGACCTTTGCGGTTCTCTGTTTTGACGATTTTTCCCTGGTGGCGTTGAGTTTTTCTTCAACAATAAGCGTCTCGGCCTTGGCTTTTTTCAGTTTTTCCTCGGATAAAGCTGCAGCGGATTTTGATGCCGTGAGTTTGGCCTCGAGCGCTTCCGACTTTTTAGCTGTTTCGTTAAGTTTTGCACCCGTCGCATTTGCGTTGGTCTGGGCGAGAGAAAGTTTGTTGAGTTGGTTGACCAGTTCTTTTGTAGTTTCAATACCACCGAATCCCAGATGTATGTCAAGGGCTTTTTGTGCCAATTCGGTAAGGTCGGAAGATAATGATCCAAGGAGAGACTTTGTTTTTTCAATTTGGCTCTCAATTGCGGGAATGTTGACAATGTCGTCTATTCTTCCGGTCCTTGGCATTATCTTATAGATTTTCTTTTCAGCATTTCGGCATGCTGGGCCTCTTTCTCATATTTTTGATGAATAGCCAGGTATTCGCTGACTGTTATCTCTCTGGGGTTAAGCCGAAAGCCCATAAACGACGAGAGTTCGACGAGTACCTTCGTGAAGTCTTCCTCCGTTGCCTGTTTCCCTCCAAATTCTGCGAGGGCGTTTTTATACTCAGCTTCTTTCTCCTGGATGGCTATTTCGATCGTCCGGCTTTTTTGTTCGATGGTTGAAAGCTGATTTTTGTACTTTTCCTGATTCTCTGGATTTAACTCATAAGCATAGCCGAGTTTATGGAGGATCGACACGCATTGCGGTTCGTGATTTACTGACAGGACCTTTAGGCACAGGTAAACCGTTAAAAGGCGCGACTTTAACTGTCCGAGTTCTTTGTTGATGGCAAATAACTGCCGGTAAGATTTCGTTCCGGCAATGTCACAGTACTGATAAAATAAATTCTGCCAGGCGAGTTCGATATCTGCAGGAGTCGCGCTACCAGATTTGATCAATCTGCGATGGTTGTTGTTAACGAGCGCGTCGATAAAGACGTCCAGGGGAGTCTCACTGCAATGGTGATATAAATTCGAGGGGATTGATTTCGGCGAATTCTGGGCATGAGATTTCGACAAAAGACCAGGAAGTATCTTTTTGGATATAAAGCGCGACCACAACTTGGGCGTTTTTTGAAAACGCGAGGGCGATTCGTTTTGTGTTTTCATAGTTTCCTCTATCCTTTTTTTGACTACACCCACAGCCCATTTATTTTAAATTAAGACCCGTTACTGCTTGGATTTCCTTTTTAAAATCCGGATAGTACACTTCCTGAACAAAATGGACGTGATTTTCATCTGTTAGGCCGAAAATGTTGGATTCTCCATCCAGGGGTAGCTCCGAATCATCACCGTCATAATGCTTTTTTAGCCATTCGGATTTTTTATCTGTACTATCCTGAATGATATTATCTCCTTCGAGTTTTGCAAACATGCCTTTGTAAAAGGATCCGGTCAGTTTTAAATCCGGGTTTCCCCATCCTGGCCTGGGATTCAGTTCCTCTTTAAAGTCTGCATATTCGGTCCCGTCTTCCATTTTCCACGGAGCATACGGCCGAAGGTTTTCCCCTTTTGAGTTTTTACCGATAAAAAGCTGGCCCATGTTCATGAGCACCATCGCTTTGCTGTTTTTTTCAAACACACGACGGGCGATAGTCCTCACCTTTAATTGTTCGAGGCATTGCAGTGTATCGGTAATGGTTCCCACGGATTATTTCTTTTCTGCTGCTTTCATGGCCTGACCGGCCTTAAATACGTCGCGGAGCATCAGTCTTCTTTCCTTTAGCGGTTTATGCTGAAAAAAATCATCTTCAGTTGCCTTGACAAAGTCTGACGATTTACTAAAGGAGAGGACAAATGCGGCACTAAATGCCGCATTGTCCATTTTGATTTCCTTTTGCATGGCCGGTTTACGAGAATGTTACAGTAATTGCGCCAGTTGACTCGTATCCGTTGTCGGGAGCACCACCGATGTTTGCTGCGGCAAGCACAGAGGGAACCTCGAGATTAAACTCATGCGCCCCGGTTGGCGTTGTAAGCGTTAATTCGAACGCTTCTGTTGCAGCAATGGCCGAGACTCCTGTTGGAGTTACTGCAGCCCCACTCTTGGTGACGGACCATACACCAACAGCAGCGAGTGCGGTTGAGTATAATGCATACAGGTTCACCTTTGCGCTCTTGGTCCATACCCTGATCACGGCCTTGGAGGATGTCTGACTCACGAGTTCCAGTTCCACGTCGATGTTACCTTTGATCACGTTTTCGATCTGGCTGTCGAGTTTGATGAAGACGATGTCTTCGTTGAGTTCCTTTGTGTTGGAGAACATGAACTCGACAAAGAATTTGGCCGGATTGGTTCCATCGGGTGCTTTCCACGGGTGAGCGTAGAATTCCTCCAATGAGAATCCCTTCATTCCACCGGCGCCATCGGTTACTCCGTAAAGGACATTGTCCTTGTCATAAAACAGGAGCGCATGGGCTTTGGTGTGGTTGAAGGCGCGGAGAGCATTTTGCAGCTTAATGCCTCCGGCGTTGATGGCGAATTTCCATCCGACCATACCTTCGCGGACGAATTCCTTTACACCATAGTTTGAGGTTGCAAATACGGCTTCCTCGGAGTTGTCGGCAATGTCGATAAATGGGCCGAACGGATATGCCCTTGCGGCCGGAAGGCCAAGGGTCAGGGCCTGGATGGCTGCAATACAAGCGGCAGAAGTCGCTACGTCGCTGGTGTCCAGGACGGTAGCGATGGGTACTAAGATTCCCCCTTTTATGTTTTTCGGTACGATGATGCACGAGGGATTTCCTGTGTTGTTCCCTGCGGTTGCACATACCGGATCATTCAATTTTGTTGCCATGGTTTTAACAGTTTTGGAATTTGATAACAGATAATTCGAGATTTTCAATTTCAATGCAATCTATCATGTCTTCGAAGACGTTACCCGTTCGGTCATAGAGGCCATTTCGGCCCCATGAGAATCGAACTGTTTTTGTCCTGGGGATCGTTTCCACGCTGCGCGTATGATAATATCCGGATTGATCAATGGCCGACATCAGGGCGTCGTATAGTGGCTCGAGGATTGGTTTGATATTTATCGCGATCCTCTGGTCGGATGTATAGTCTTTGTCGGTGAGTGTGGCGATGATCAGGTGGAGCGACACGTCGCTTTCGATACCGGGCTTTATTCCCTGCCGTTCCGGATAATCAGCAAACAGCGCGATCAGGGGATATTTGCGTTCCACCTGCTTCGGGTCCTGGGTCATTGATCTTAAGTTGTCGAGGATCTCTGATGGTGGCCCAAATTGGTAGAAGCACGTAATCCCTGAAATCGTTTCCGCGAGGTCGACTATTTCGGAGAATTGGTCATATATGTAGCGATAGGATGTCATAAATTCCACATGTTCATGTGATAATTTTTTCCGGAAACTATCTCGGGTTCGAATGGGTTGTCCTGGTATGGATCAAAGAGGGCCTCTCCATCGGTATCAACATAAACGGCCATCTGGGCGTCTTCTTCCAGCCATTCCCATATCTCCATGCACTCGGCGCACATATCATCCCATGCGGATACCATTTTCATGGTATTGGTAACGTTAACGGCAGCATGTTTTCCGGGCTTTATTTCCCCGACGGACGTTGTTGCAGTTTGAGAATTGCGCATGAAGTGATAGTACACATAAGCGGCGGCGGGGGACATGTATATCCCATTTACAGAATCGATCTGGTAGATTTTGTTTTTAAGGGTGGTCCATTTCGCCTCGGGTGTTGTGGCAGCTATTCCGGCAGAGAACTCCAGGTACAGGTCTTCACCCAGGAGGAGTTCCAAAAACTCAGGCTCATATTTTTTAATGAACCACAGTAACTCGTTGACGCGCGGCGTTACGGCCGGTGCGCTCCCGGTAAGGTTGGGGATCTGGAGTTCTCCGACGAAATAGTTTACCGATAGAAACGGAATGGATGCCATACTTACTTTTTCTTTTCGTCCTTCACGATTTCAAAATATCCGGCGTTGTTGCCTTCAACAGCAACGATCGGGTGGACCTCGAGGATATCTCCATATTTGCCGTATGGGTTCTTTTCGGTGATGCGAACCTTTATCCTCTGACGGAGGTCGATGGGTTTGGGTTTTTCTTCTTTAGCCATGAGATTGGTTTTTTGATGGGGTTAGTATTGATTAAAGCTGCGTAATAGCAGATTTTATCGCTGTGAAGGTGTCGTAAACGAATGCGGCTGAGTCGTTGTCGGCGATGAACAGGTGCATGCGACGCTCACCGATCATGGTCACCAGGTTACGCTCGAAGTCATCGTTGACCCATCCGACGGTAACTTTGAAGGAGTTCAATTCCTTGACCTTGCAGCGCGTCATGTCACCAACCAGAATATATCCGACGGGGATGGTTTCGTCCTCTAAAACCTGGAGCCCAGCGATGCGCTTACCATCTGCCGTTGAAAATGGCGGGATGATATACACTCCATCGGTGGTCTTTACCAGTTCCATATTGGTGGCATCGATCGGGTTGATAAAGGCTTTGGTCGGGGTAAAGTGCAGGGTTTTGATCTGTGTCGCGGCGGCAAGGATGCAGTCGTAGTTGTTCGGGGTGGTGGTCTTGATGGTTGTCAGAGCATAAGCCGAGGCCCAATGCGTAATGCCATAGATCGAGTCACCACCTGCGCCAGATAAGATGGCTGTGTTTACGGCGATATCTACCTGGTATCGGAGTTCGTTGGTAATTTCACCGGCGATGAAGTCAATGTCGTCGAGCATTTCCGTTGAAACCTTGATTTTGTCTGTTACTTTCTTGGCGGTACTCGATGTGGTGGTCCATTCAAAGTCGATCAGCGGTTTCACCCCACCTTCAGCGGTCCATCCGGCATTCCCGTCCGGGTTTATCTTCTCGACCCACACGATCACCCGGGATGTTGTAGAGCTGTAATTCACATGTGCAATGAGCGACGGACGCTGTCGGGCAATGTCAACAAATCCCGGTTCAATGGATACGGCTGGGAAGTACACACCGTCACCGATGTGTGTGGTTTCGAGCATGGTTCCAGCGGCCTTGAGTTCGATTTCAAAACTCGGAGCGCCGGGCTGTTTCATCTTTTCCCAGGCTTCCTTGTTTTTCTCCTTATGTTCCTTGATCTGATCATAAATGGATTTTTTAACGTCCTTTGTGTTCAGATCGGCCATTGCTTTGATCTGCAGTCCTTGCTGGGCGAGTTTTCCGTTCAGGTCTTCCACGAGTGTTTTAAGTGCCTTGAATTCTCCGTCATCTTTGAGGTTAGGGGCGAATTTTGCCAGGGCGGCGTTGATATTCTCTGTCATCTTTGTTTCGGAGATATACCCTTTGGTGTGTTTTTCGAGTTCGGAGTTCACGGTTTCCTTGAGGGCCAGATAAATGGCTTCTTCCTTACCTTCGAGTGTGACCGATCCGACAACGGTGGCCATGGCCAGGGTCGCACCTATTCCCTTGGTGGGGCTGGTTGCGATACAAACGGCGGCGATAATTGACAATATCGCGATGGCCAGCATGGCGATTTTGCGCGAGCGTTTTTGTTTGAGCGTTTTCATGTTGTAAAAAAATGTTTGTGAGTGATTTGTAAAAAAATGTTTGTGAGTGATTACTTTTTGATATACACGGTTGATTTGACTCGGGCTGTTCCGGTCTCGTAATGCTGGACCTTCATTCTCAGGTATGGGATCTTCAGTACCTCCCCTGGTATCACCATGAAGGATCCACCAGCGTATGTGGTACCGGTAGATGTTCCAGCGATAGCGGTTGTGCAGACGGATGGGGAGTAAGTTACGGTAGAGGTGGCCAGGGCAGCGGTCATTGGGTTCCCCAGGTTGGTAAGTTTATACCATGTGGAGTTGTCGATGGATCCTTCGAAGGACACGACGGTGGAATCCCCGGTACCGGAAATGTGTTCGACGCGGGTGTCGATCGCATAGTGCCAGGGCTGGGTGATGGATACCGTTGCGGTACCAGTCTGAGTTCCGGGCATCGTATAGTATGCCGTTGCGACGTCGGTTATGGTGTCGGTGAAGTTTGCCAGGTATTTGGTGATCTGTCCCTGGGATGTGATCACGGCGACCATAAAGGCAAAAAAGAGAATTATCTTTTTCATTTGTTTGAGGTTTGTGGTTATGATTTGATTGCACGAGCGATTCGTTCCCAATCTATGATTTTTGGTTCCGGCTTGAGGTTTTTAATGAGTGATTGTCTCGGCTCATCAGATTCCACAAGTGATAACAATGTTGAGATTGATTTACGGAGTTCGTACTGAGACTTTATTTCGACGGTTTTAAGTAATCTTTCGAGTTCATCCATTGATTTGGCTATCAAGGATTCGGTGGCTTGGCCTCTGATTTCCAGCAGGGGTGTGTTCTCGTTGGATCCGGCTACCACGGCCGATCCTTCCCAGAGGTCGATTTCTTTACAAATCAGGGCGTCATCCTGCTCGGAGTACTCGATTTTGTCCCATATGTAGCGATACCCGATAGAGTGCTGGTTGAGAGTTCCGGTTTGGTACTGCGTTATGGTCACGTCACCATCGGGGGTCGGGTCGATATTGGCGATGGCGATGAGGTATTTATCGTCCTCCCATAATTTTGTAAGTGGTCCCTGGGGTAGGTTATAGTTGTGAAATTTGAGGTATGCAATTTTGCGGTGGGTGGTTGATGCTGGTCCCCGTTCGTTAATGCTTTTTGCAAAGGCGCCACGGATGATGATATCTCCGTCGCTGTCCTTAACATTGAAAGCCGACCACACCATCTTGACTTCTCTTTTCGACAGGTCGATATTGAAATCGGACAGGTCGAGTTGTTTAAAATAAACCGGCCGGAGTCCTTTTTTGTGTTTGAGTTCCTGTATTGTCATGATCTGATTTTTGGTTCTTCCTGGTGGACCTGATTCCCTGGTGTTTTTTGCGGAGTAATACCTTCAAAAAAGGTATCTCCGAAGAATTGCTCGGGGTTGAGTTCTCCTTCCAGGAGGGTGTTTGATAGAATTTTCCTCCATTCCTGGAGGGTGATAATCTTGTTTTGGTAGGCTGTAACCATTCCTTGATTCAGCAGCCGGATGGAATCGGCGATATCTTTGCGGGATCTCTGGAAAATTTCCAGGTGTTGGTAAGACACCGAGAGCCGGAGCCCGTCCTTTGACAGAAAAAAGTCAGAAAAGCTTTCGGCGAATGCATCCGATTCCGGGATGATGGCGTCCTGATAGAGTGATTTTTTTGCCTCCCCGACGTTTGAGAATGTTGTCCCTTCTTTAAACCCGAGTAAAAACATCGGGTAATCGTAGGAGTCGGCAATCTGCCGGGTGCAGTCCATCACTTCTTCAAAGAGCATCAGTTCTCTGGTGGGGAATGTCATCGATTGCCATTTCAGGGAGGCGTTGGTGATGATCACCTGGAATTGTTCGCGGGATAATCCGTAGGTTTGGAAATCGTCCTGCAGTTCCTTCTTCTCCTTGGGTTTTAATGGGATGGTTCCACCGACGTCGTGTCCGTCGTTTGATAGGATACCGAGCGCTCCCTTGCGGGTGATGAGTACGTTTCTGGCCTCATAAGCGGCGACGATGTTGCTCACCGGGTCCGTAAGGGAGTAAAGCCGAGACTGCCCATGCAGCAGAAGTTTGGGGTCCTCAGTAACGTTCATTGAGATATCCCGGATGCGGAGAATGTTTTTTGCCGGGATTGTGACCTGGGAACCGGATACGGATATCGTGTAATCTTCAACAATACCCTCGAGGGTTGACTGTTGGAATATCTTTCCGGTGATGTTCTCGGTGATGATCCAGTTTGGAATCACCCAGACTGACCCGGCCTGATCATTTGTGTCCCATCCGGCTGGATTCACCGGGATGATGTACACTTCTCCGAATACCTGCTCGTAAATCTTCGCCTGGGCGACAAATTCCCGCCAGGTTTGCAGCGGGTTCGGCCGTTTTAAAAGTCTGCAGAGGATATTCTTGTCCGAGTTGACAATGTTCCCCTTCGGATCCCGCACGAACCACCTACCATTGGTAAAAGCACGGACCTTTTTGTTGATGACCGCATTAACCGATGGGCAGTAATTGTAAGCCCATGCCTGGCCCGAGATAGTGGTCGTGTTTTTCACGGTGGACCAGTTGGTCATAAATGTGTAAAACGCACTACCACCGTCTGTGTCTGTTAACTTTATCGGCCTCTGGACAGCAGACTTCCTCGAAAGTAACCGAAAGGGATTTTTAATTTCCATTCATGGATCTGTTTTTATTTCACCAGGCATAAACATGCAAAGCGCAAATGTAATTAGTAAATATCAGTATTGATTTTTCAATATTTATAAAATCTTTAACAATTTTCCGACCGATACCACCGATCAAAAAGGAAATCAAGCAGTTGAAATATTGAAATCTTTAAAAAATAAATAAGATAAAGCCTGGCTAAAGGGGGGCTTTATGTAGCCTTTACAACGGTAAATTTTACCGATCAAAACCTGAAACCATAAAAAATTTGCAAAAAAATTTTTTTCAAAACCAAATTTTACAACGTCCTGATTCACAAATACAAAAAAGGGGGGCTAAAGGGGGCCTTAAGGGGGGCCAAAGCCAGAAAGAAAGGAAAGAAATGAAAGAAAGAAAGTAGAGAAAATAGCGCACGCGCACGCGCACGCGAGAGAATTCAAAAAAAATTGACTGCCTGGAATCGATTTCGACTGTAAAAAAAAATTTCGTCCGACTGTTTGAGGCCCTACTGCCCGAGAGGCGATCTGGCGAAAAAGTTTTGAGCGAGGGTATATCGAAGCTTTTATGTTTTTCGCTGTTCAAACGTGGCGCGGCCTGGTTGCTGGTCCCTTTTCCTGGCCTTCGGCCGGGCTGGCGGTACTGGTCCTTTGTTCTTTTTCGGTTGTTTAATTGTAAAAGCCCTTTGTTTGCTGGTGTTCCCGTTGGTTTGTTGTTTTTGGTTGTTTTCTGTTGTTTAATCGCTTGGTGTTTGGGTGGGTTTCTGCCGGTTTGCTGGTTTGTTGTTTTTGGCACCTCCGATGACCGTGGTTGCATTTTCATGGCGTCTGTCGTATTGGTGTCCACCTGGGGTGTAGATCGTTCGTCTGAGTGGCTTTAAAATGCGTTTTTTGTTTTCTTGTTTCGAGATGGCTTTTCTCTTTTGTTTTTCTTAAAGTGTTCCTTCCTGGTCCCTGGGTATAAAAAAAGGGGCGGCGTTTAGTTGCCTCCCCTCTTTTTGTCGGGTGTGTTTTAAGTGCTAAAGCCTGGCTTTTATCTTCATAAAGCCCCCCTTTTCAGGTAGCAAAGCCTGGCTTTATGGGCTAAAGCCCCCCTTTTCGGTTTGATCTCAGGTAATCAGGTAGGTCGCTGTCCTCTTGTGTGTTGCTGGTTCTTACCTCAATCTCTGCTTGAGGTTCGGGCATTGGTTCGCGCGCCTGTTCAGGCGTTTGTCCTGGCCCCCATCCCTCCTTCGCAATCAAATCCTTAATTGCTCCCTGGATCATGTCGGTAACGGTCCTTTGGTGTGTCGCGTGGGCGCTCAAAATCTCCATGTCTTTCACGTAAAAGAGGTGGGTGATCGGGCGCGTCGGTTCGGTGTACTTCCTTGTTCTTGGCATAACATCTGTGTTTGTTATCTGTTTGTTGTCTGTTTGTTGTGAGTCGGCTCTCTCTTTTGTGAGCGCCTATCGTCCTTCCCTCCTATCAATCTGTCTCTCTCTCTGTCGTTCTGACAGTTGATTCGGGAAGGAATTCTGGTTTTGGGGTTTCGCGGGGTTGGTGGGTGTTGGTTTTTGGGTGTTGTTTTAGTGTATAATTGCGTCAGATATCTGTGGTTTAGGGTCTCTTCTAAGTTCTGTCTTGATATTCCGGCGTTCTTCCTCGATGATCATCCCTGTTATGTCGAGGTTGTTCTCTTCGGCGAGGTCGCGAACCTGTTCTGGGTTGCTGGCTGTTGCGTGGTAGAGAATTGTGTTTGGGTGGTCTGGGTGAAAAATGTTGTATGTGTTCATGGCTGTTGGTTTTTGGGTGTTGTTTTTTTGTTGGTTTGGCTGGTTTGGGGGTGGGTTGCCTCGGCTGCAAAGGGCTATGAGGGCGAGGATCAGGGCGAGGATGATGGCCTTATTTAGGTTCTGGCTGTTTCGCTTGGGGTGTTTGGAGAAGGGTTTTGGGTTGGTCATGGCTGGTCCTCCGTTTCTTCCTGTTCCTGGTATTTTTCCGGGATATCGTCGCTGTGGTGGGTTGTGATCTCCTTGGTGGCCAGGTCGACGATGTAAAGATAATCAATGTCGCCGTGGAGCCCGATCGTTGGCTCATAGGATCCGACCTTCCAATCCTTCGGGTTGATTTCTCCGGGGTCTTTTGCGTCGAAGATGGTCGGGTTGTATTCCCGGTATTCGACCGCTCCGATAAAAATCAGCCATCCGGCGGCTTGGCTGGTATTGTTGCGGATAGTCCCGTCCTTGACGAGGTTTAAAAATTTGGTTAATGTCGGCAGGGTTCCTTCGGGATATCCGTCGCTGTGGCGGTAAAAATACAGCCTTGCGCCGTATTTGTCTTCGATGATGATGTTGGCTCGTGTGCTCATGGTGTTGTTTGTTTGTTGTTGGTTAAAATGGGCATTCGTTTTCTTGGTGTTCTTTTTTTGCTTTGTCGGCCGCGCGTAGGGCCTCCCAAAAAGTCCCGGTCGCGAGGATCCGTTTGTTCTTGCGGGGCCAGTCCCAGTGGTTTTTTTCTATTCCGTGCTGGGTCCCCCCGGCGGCGTCGGTCCAGGCTATCGCGTTGTAATCGGTGGCTGTGCTGTTGGTTGCCTGGGCTGGGGTTGTGGCTTGCTTTTTCAAGGCTGTTTTTTTGGTTGGTTTTCTTATTTGGATTTGGTCTTAATTGTGTTAAGCTGAATAGCACGAAAATTGTCCATTTTCCTCGGTTACATCTTCATCGTAACGTACCATAAGGTCGGCTACGATTGTCAGGTTTTCACCCGTTAAATCTGGATGGGAGTCTTGCAACTGCTCTTTGACCGCTTCCAGTAAGCTACTATGATCCAAATCTTCCTTGTTGATCCAGGTAATGTTTTTGTACGTTTTCATGGCTGTTTTTTTAATTGTTGACTTGACTTTCTCCCCGTTTCGCGGTAGGACAGTGAGAAATTAAATCCTTTCAATCTTCATTGCGTTGTCGTGACAGCTTTCGCAAACAATGATCCTGGTTTCAGGCCGTTGATTATCGTCATTGTATATGTCATATACCGGAGTTTCACCACATTCGCAACTACCCGCATGACTTTCGACACGCTTATCAGGTTCATATTGCTTGATATAATCTTTAGCTTCTTGATCGGTAACTGCATAATAAGTTCTTTGTGCTTTCATGGCTTGGCTTGTTTGTTGTTTGTTTGTTTGTTGTTTGTTGTTGTAAAGATAAGGCTTTTTGGGGGGCGAAGTCAAGAGGTTGAGCTTATCAATATCGTTTCTAAACAATGGCTGTTTCCCTTGTTTGGCGCGGCTTTCCGGCGTTTTTCTTATTTGGTTTCGTTCTAAAGATCGACCTGGGCTGGTCTTTTTGTGGTTTTTTCCCGGTTTGCTTGGTTTTTTCTGGTTCTCGGTTCGCGTCCTGTTTGTCGGTCCGGGTGTGCTTCGCTCGGGATCCTGGTCCCTGGTTTGTGGTCGGCGCCGGTTTGCGCCGGTCCTTTTTTTCCGGCCGGCGGGGATGTACATTGGTCCCTCGTCTGGGGTACAGGTCACCGGCCTGTTTTACCGGCCGGGTGCTGGGCTGGTGAGAATTCGGCTTCGCCTTAACTACCCATCCATCATTTTAAATGGGAGCCAATTTCAAGAAGGAATTTTGGGATTGAGATTTGTTGAAAATAAAACCGTGGCGCGAATAAAAATGGGCATCGATTTCAAGAAGGAATTTTTAAAACGAAATTTCGGAGGACCTCCGGAGGGTCAGGGAGTTTTCGTTACAGCCCTCCGGGGTGTGGGCCTCCGTTATATTTCCTTCCCGGCCTTCTTACCGGCGGGGTTAATTAATCTGTTATAAGCGAATTAGGTGTTATAGACAACACAACTTTGCATTAATTCATACATACCATTTGCTTTTCGGTATTGAAGTTGCCATTCAAGCATTTCAGTCAATTTATCCCAATTATCAATAAGATTAGACCATGTTTTGTTTTCCGACCTCATTCGGTGTAATTTTGATTTGAAATGAGGACAGGCTTTTAAAAGCAGATAGCACCTCCTGAAATCATCGGGGTCGTGCGGGAAACTTCTATGGTCATTCGGAATACTATTATCATCACTAAGGATGTTAAACATTGTTTTTGATGATATTCCGTGTTCTCCGTTTTCAATCCACCATCGTTCATTTTGTAATTCCCCCTTACCATGCGGATCATTAACCGGCTCAGTCCATGTTTTTTCACAATTTTTATGGATCTTTTCAAATGCTCTCATCATAGCGGTAGCAATGTCTATCGGAATTGGTACGGGAACTATCTGAGATGTTCCACAATGAAAGCAAAACAATTTCTCATTTCTAAAACCAGTGTGTGATTCTTTTTTCATATACCTGTTATTTGTTTACAACACTTTATCTGTTATTTCTCCCGGTCTGCGGGGGCCGGGGTTTTTGTCTCAATTTTAGTTGATTTTGAATAACATGAATTGTAGGGATACACATACGTTATAGCCAATTAAAAAACGTGCTTTGCTGATAGTTCTTCAACCTGTAATTCAAGTTCATCAACTTTTTCAGCTTCTTCAATTCCCCATTGTCTAAGAGTATCGTTTGAACTTCTAAGTTCTTCTAAATATCTGATACAATTTTCCAATTCAGAAGCCATAGAAGATGCTGAATCAAACATCTCTTTTTCATCCATGTTTTTTAATTCACGGTCTTGAACTATTGTCATTTTGATATATCTAATATATTTGTTAATATCTGGACAAGTATGTTTTATTGGTTCTCTACGATGTGATGCCATTATGATAAAAATTAACTGGCTATAACACCGCATAAAATTAATGCGGGTATTGTGCCTAATTGAGCAGTTTTACCTTTAATTTAGTTCTTAGCGTGGGATAGGTTACTGCTTCTAAATCCCGCACTAAACGCCTCTCTCTGTAATTCATCTATTCCCGGTATTCTCTCCGTGTTTTTGACGGAGACAGGGGGTTTAAACTCAGGTTGTTTTTTCAGCCACATAAATACTTCTTCCTCAGAAACCGATGCACCTTTAAACTTCTTTACAAAACGATTCCATAAGATATTCCACCGAACAGCTTTTTCCATGTATTTAACAGCGTAGTCAATAGCCTCAGTAAGCAATGCGGGACTTTGTACCATATCTTCATCGTTGCCCTTTCGCCATTCATTGTGACGCCTTAAAACTTCAATCGCTTGTTTTGCTATCATTTCTTCTCCTTTCCTCCTTTCTTGGTAGTTCGGGTAATAATCCAAAGTGTTCATTGATCAATTCAACCATTCTGGAATAGCTGATTTTTCCCGAAGCAACCTTTTTATCAAGTTCGCGCATATCGGCTACCGTTAATCGTTTTGGGCGTACCGACAAGGCAAAGTCAGCCATGAGTTCATGCCTATCCCTTCGGTCATTGAGATAAATAGTATTTTCATATTCGATTGCCTTTTCAATCATTTCTTCTCTTTCGGTCATTGCTGTTTCTCCTTCCATTGTTGATACTCTTCTTCAATCCATTCGTCTTTTAATGGATGATCGCACATTGTCATCATTCCCGCCTTAAATGCCTCTCTCTGTAATTCATCTGCGATAGAGATGGCGAAATCGGTCATCACATTCTTTTCACATCTATTGTCGTTTGGATCGTGTACCCAATTCTTAAAATAGATATTGAATTTCTCTTTGATTTGTTCCGGTGTCATATCGTCTTTACTTTGATGTTTGAGCCAATTACAACAACCTCATCCGTATCCCTGTATCTCATAATTGCATGATCGTTAATTTTACACTCCATATCTGAACGAACATTTAAATATGAGTTGCCGGAGCCTTCGATTGTGCAGTTGCCGAAGCCTCTGATTGTGCAGTTGTCGAAGCCTCTGATTGTGCAGTTGCCGAAGCCTTCGATTGTGCAGTTGCTGGAGCCTAAGATATAAGCGTTAGTCGCTGATTCGTTGTG